GGACGACTGATAGGGCCTGGGGATGCCTCCACAGACGTATCCCCTCCACTCTGATCCTGATTCCTTCGTGGAATACAGACGCCGTTCAACCACGTCCCTCCAGACGAGACACACGCCTTTTCAGGCGCAGATTTTTCGGACATTCGACGATACCTGTGGGCCTGCTGGCCCATGAGACCGGCGTCCGTCAATGCTGCGCCAATGCGACTTTTCAGGTCTCGTGCCATGACTTAGGTCCTGGAATAGCCACCATTCCCGAGTTGTCGCCCCATCGCCCAGTCCATGCCCACATCCGCGCCTGCCATGGGCCATCCGGGAGCCTGTGCTTTGGGCGCAACACCAGGCGCTTGAGCGCCGCCCCCACCAGTTCGCTTCGTCCCAGGCTTCTTACCCGTCCGACGACGCACCGGGCCAGTAGTGGGAGCAGCAGATGGACGTCGCACGGACGGATTCACGGGAGGACGCATCTGTCCACCCATCTGACCACCCATCTGCCCACCCGTCTGCCCAAATGCTTGGGGTGATCCGGTCTGCGTAAAACTCGGCATTCTCGGTATACCCGTATAGGGATCCATGACTCAACTCCTACACAGACTGACTAGTCAGAGGGAAGAAATCCCTGCGCGGCCTGTGCGGCTACATTCATAAATTGCTGAATCATCGGGAGAAGCATATTCAAGCGCCCCTGCTGCATTGCATCGATGGCCTGATCGCGCTTCAATCCAAATTCGGCAAGGAATGTATTCCACTCGATATTGCGGTCCAGCACCTGAATCGCAGCGTCCGTGCGCTTCTGCTGAATACCGGCCAGCGCATTGATCGTGTTGACGAGATTCGCACTCTCCTGCACCGAGAGGTTCGCTGACTGCTGGATCGCCTCCTGAAGCCTCAGATCCTGACGACGCGCCTGATCCAAGGCCATCTCGGTCTGGAGACGCTGCGCCTCCTGATACCGCTGGCTCGCGCTCAACCCCTGTTGCATCGCCTGCTCGTTGAGTGCCGCCATCGCGTTCTGATAGCGCGTATCCGACCGTGCCTGCTCTTCCAGTTCAATCTCCTGCGCGGCTTGGGTGTACATCGGCGCCAGCGTCTGCTCAAGGCGCTGCATGTAGTCAATCTCGGGACCTTGTCCGAGCAGTCCACGTCCCGCGAGCGATGCCCGTCCCTGGGAAAGCTGCGACTGACGCAGGATGTCCAGCGGTGACCGAGCGGTCTCAATCTCCATGGCCCGACGCTGCTGGTCGATTGGGAGCGCCCCGCCGGCCGCGATGATGTCGCGTAGATTCGCCTGCGTTTCCGCCTCGAGCGCCGTGGCCGGCAACTGCCCACCAGCCTCAATCACATCTCCAAATTGCGCTGAGAGCGCCTCCTCCGCAGCCGTGGGAGGCAGGTAGCCCTGGCTCGACATGATGTCCGAGAGTTGCTGCCCTGTCTGCTCTCTGAGGGGATTCCAGACTTTGCCTCCTGCTTTAATCAGTTGTGCTAGTGCAAGATTGGACATACGGGAGAGTGGGTCGTCCGCGACCGGCTGCGTGAACGTCTCTTGCCATGCTGGCGGTGTAATCGGGAAACTCTCCGGGTCATATGGGATCCTGCCCGTGTCGTCGATGTCTGGACCCACATCATAGATATCAGTGGGAATGTTGGGATCGCGGGGATCGGCAGGAATGTTGGGATCGGCGGGAATTACTGGAGGCTCTGGAGTCCGTGTGACATTGGGAACACATTCCCACTGATTATTTATACATTCGTTATGGAAGCCGTCCTTACAATTCTTTTGATCTTCCGGCTTACATATGACAGTAGTTTGATCATCACACGTATTCGTCTCTGAGTTCCAAACTTTTCCTTTATTTGCACACTCTTGCTGCAAATCTTTACACTGTTGGCCATCCCACTCGAAGGCAGCCCCCCTCGCTAGACAGGCATCCTCCTCTGGCGAGATACACCTAGCGCCATCCCAGCGTCCGACACAGGCTTCTTTAATCTTGTATTCTTCGCGCCATTGACCAAGCCTGGCACGCATCCCCTCATCACGAACCCAATTTATCGGGTCCCAACCTGCATCTCCGTGATTTTCGATTATATATGCGCGGAAGCCTGATTCTCCGAGCCATGACAATTCAACTGAATGGTCTTCCATGCCCTCCATTGGTCCTGGGCGTGGAAGGTCTCCAGAAATCATCCCTCCTGGTATATTGTCTCCCCTTGGGAACATATCAAACGGAGTAGGTATCCCCAGAGGTAGACACTGTGTTCCATTCCACACTCTTCCTTGATTTTTACACTCTTGTTCGTCAACGTCCGTGGTACGTAGACCACCTACACACTCCCCGTTGATCCAGTCTCCGTCACCCTCTTCACAGATCTCCTGGGCCGTCGGACCTTCTCTTCCGGCCATGCGTCTCTCGGTATCCCGGGTCTCCGTGCATAGGTTCGTCGTAGGGATCGCCCCCTGGGAAAGGCATACGGCGAGGGTCAGGGAGTCTTGGATCCTGCGGCCATCCTTGCGGAACGAAAGGATCAGGTGGCGCGTCAATCCGTTCTGTCGGGATCGGTATCCCAAACGGATCTGGAGCGTTCGGATACCCGGACGAAGCCGACCAAGGAGGGATGGGTGGCGGCAGCCAGTCCGCAATGGGGCCTGGAATGTCGAACTCGTCCGTGGACGTGCCGGTCCAATCAGGCTCGTAGACGCCGGTCTTTGGATTGAAAGGCATGATCGTCGCCTAGCCGTAGCGGCTATACTTCGTAGTACGGCAGACTCTTCCGGGCGGTGGAAGAGACTATGTCGGCCGTGCGTGCCTCTTGGGCCTCAAGGGGAATCCCGACGAGTGCAAGCGCATTCTGCATCTCTTGCATCCCCCCGTATCCAGCGCCAAACTTTGGGAACTGTTCCGGGCGAAGTCTCGGTGGAGGGGAGAGCCGATGCACGTCTCTCCCTGCCCCTTCATAAAATGGCGTGGGTTCCGGTCCTGTGCCTTTTCTGACGCCCCAATTTACGCCAGGTCGCCACAGAACCTCGGGGAATCTCGTTGCGACATCCAGCGTCGGTGCCCCCACATCGAGAAACATGCCGCCGCCCTTGAACATCGGAAGAGGCTGCACCTCGGCGCTCGGGAGCACGACTGGCTGCGTCATGAACTGGGTAGTTTTGGCAGCCAAACGACGTAAATCACCCAGGCCCTCCCGCATGAGTCCCATCGCAAGCGGGTCCCTATCGGACGGCGCATCTGTGGTGAAACCATATTTTTCTCCAGGGAACCCGGCAGCCTTTTCTCCTGGACCACCCTTGAAGAAACCGCCAATCGCTCCAGCCAACATTGGAGCCCAAAGGCCTGCACTTTGCATTACTGCAACTCCTTCATGAAGGACGTTCGCTGGATCTCCTCGTAGCCCATACGTTTTGCGAACGAGATCGCACGGTGATTGTCGTACTCCACTGTAATCATGAAATACCTGAGACCCAGCTCCTTCGCCAGTTCCTCGGCTGCGCGACCCACCCGAAAGCTATACCGCCGATGGTCCTTGGCCACATATAAATGGGGCTGCCCATACTTCCGATCCGGCGTCACGTTGCTGAGACCGACGAACCCGATGGTGTCGTCGCCACGGTCGGCCATCCGAAAGACACCCCGCCCCTCGGCGTTTCCCTGGAGGATCGTGTTCAGTGACAGCGTGCAGGTGAATTCATCGGGGATGTCCGTACCCATGAACGAACTGAAGCCTTCACGATCTCCCCGATACCACGCCACCACACGCGACGGATCCTCGGCATCAAACGGTCGAAAGCTAATCTCAGCCATTTCGAGTATATCACTGGGCCGCTTGGAAACTGATGACCCCCCGAATATCGACGTTATCCGTGATGCTCGACGGCCACGCCGCATGGTCCGTCCGGTAGCAATACAGCTTGTCGGTGCCCCCGGTGGTCATGTACCCCTCCGTGTCAACAGAGCCCCGAATCGTGAGCGGGCCGGTGAAGAGCGTCGAGGACGCCTTGATGCCGCGCGGAATCTGAATCCTGAGTTCGTTCCCCATGCCGCTGCTGGTGCTCGTGTCCTCGAGGAACAGATTGATGGTCATGAACTGGCCGACTTTAATGAAACGCAGCAGTTTCTGGTCGGCGCTCGCCACGGTCCACGTCCCGGAGTTGGCGGTAAAGTTGTCGGCGTCAAACGGCATGTTGTACCAGCCGAGTTCCTTCTGAATCCGCTGGAGCCGGCGTCTGGTGTCCAGGGAGGAGAAATAGAGCGACCGGACGGCCTGTTCCGTGACCGAGCCAGATTCCTCCCGGATCCGCGCAAAGTCGGGGGGCGGGAAATCCAGCGGGATGTTAGAGCGGGCCATTTATTTACGATAGTCCTCAATTATATTTTTCCACCGATCAATGCTCGGCCATTGTGGAGAATTCGGTTTTCTACGAACGACACCCATGGCCTGACGCCTAGTTTTCGCTTCAAGATCAGTGGCTGCTTTTTTCGCAAGATCCTCTGCTCTCTTGGCACTCAAGATGTTCTTCTTTATCTCCTCCCACGCCGCTTTTAGCGGATCTGGTGGAGCCCAGTTGGGGTTCAGTTGACGCCAGTTTCTCCACACATCAATGGCATCAGCTTCTGGCTCGAATCCTCGTATGTCCCAATTTTCTCTCCATTTAGGATCTTTGAGAATTGCCCCTCTAACCGCTGGAGCCTCCCACTCATCGTATCCAAAATCACCCAATTCACTAAAGATTCTCCGTATTTCAGCACTCACCTTTTTATCTTTTGGTCCTGTCGATCTCTTCGTTAGTCGTCTCATTAACGCTGGTGTGAAATTCTCGACTGCCATCCCCACCGGAGACGCCATCCCAAAGATAGATTCCAACCCAATCTGCGCTTGCTCTTCTGGTGTGCCCCCCAAGAAGAAATCCGCTGCCGTATTGACGCTACGTTTACCCGTTTTAAGCACGGACTCCAGCCAGCCATCAAAGACACTCGTATCGGTGTCCTCGAAACGGGGCTGCGGTTGAATCTGAATAATCGAACGACGTTTAGCCACGATCTACGCCTTTCGGCGACGTAATTTCCCGAACGTCTGGGCTAAAGCGGCCCTGCGGCGCGTTTTCTTCGTCGCATCCGACCCTGGGGCCAGCACCGAACGGGCAAATTCAGGCGTGCTCTTCCCCGCACGCTTGGCCTGCTTGGAGAAGGACCCGGCCTTGAAATTCGGCCCTTCCTTCATCTTCTGAATCCACTTCTCGGCCATTACTGCTGCCTCACCGCTGAAGATGCTGCTTGTTGTCCGGGCCGTTGTCGATCCCAACCTTCCTTTCAAGGCGGTGGATTCTTTCGACCACAGCAGACAACTCAGACTCGTAGAGTTCCCTCGAAATAAAGACCGGATCCAAGCGCACGCGGATGCTATCGAGACCAGTTTTCTCCTCGGCCCGCTTCGACCACCGACCAATCTGGGATACGAGGAGCAATGCTAAGAGGCCGAGAGAGATCCATTGTGGATCTAGAGGCACGAAATCACCATGAGAATACCGACAATCACCGTGAGGACCATCTCCACCGCATCTGATTGAGTGAAGATATTCCAATTCATCTCAGTCTCCAGACCATTACTGCAATCGCCTCGATGCCATCGGAAGCGTCATCACTGATCCGAATCCGGCAGCCCACATCCTGGATGAAGTCCCCGTTGGTCCCCTCCATGTTGATGATCTTCTGCACGCTGTAGAGGGCCACCGTGATATTCGAGCCGTCGTCGGTGTCAACACCGTTCCCATCAGCCGTGATGATCTGTAGCCCAAGCGGCTCGATCGACCGAGATGCGGCACCACGACTCACAGACTCATCGGAGGAATTCCCGGACATCCACTCGATCGTCAGCGTCACGTCGGAATCAGCCTCGGCGATGATATCCAGCCAGCGAAACCGCTTGATATACGACATCAATGTCTGCGGTGCCCGGACATTCCACGAGTCGTCCGTTCCGTAGATCACCTTCGTCATCCAGCGTGTTGGGATATTCGACCCATCGAAACTGTCACCGCTGAAAAACTTGTAGCAGAACCCACCCTTGGACGTCTGGGCCGATGATCTGCGTGTCCGTGGCCGTGTCCACCGTGGTCGAGGCCGACATCGGCATATCTGGCCACACATACCAGACGCCCCACCGGTAGTTCCAGACCACCGCCTGATTGCACTCCGCATCATCGCCAGCAGTGGTCGGACCAGGCCAGAACCAGACGACATGCCCGTTTTCAATGTCGTGCGTGACGTGGATCTTGTCAATCTGGGCGTAGAGGAACGTCTTCAGCGTCTCCTTCACGGGGGTGGAAATCACGATGTCGTTGTTCCCGTCGAACAACCGGATGTCCCCCAGGGGCGTGAAATAGCCCAGCATGACCCGACTCGTCGTCACCTGCGTTCCAGACGCATCGGTGTAAACCGCTCCGGCCGGCACCCGCACGACCGCCCGGTGAGAGACGGCCCCAATCACCGCGTTGGACTTGGTGCGGACCCAGTCCATGATGTCGGAGACTATTTGGCCGGTGCCGCTGACGGTCCAGATGGATCGTTCAAGGAACACGACCAGCATTCCCTCGAAATTTCCCACGATCCCGGTGATAACGTCCCCCACGGAACTTTGATCGGTGAAGTCCAGGTAGTTATACGCGCCCACCTGATCGGGAAGTCCTGGATCGCTCCAAAACACACGTCGAGGATTCGTGTCGGTGCGTCCCCACCAGAGCCGCTGTTTATGTGGCTCACAAAAGTAACTGCCGGTGGCTGGGGCATCGCCGTGCTCCTCGAGAAGGCGGTGTTCGAGAATGTCGAGGTCGGACGCATTATCGGTGTAGCTCGTGGTCGTGCGCCCGTCGATAAACGTGACGAAGTAGTAATTCGTGCCGGTTCCGGTGGTCCGATACAACTCGTAGCCCGTGATATCGGTGTCCGAGTCCGCCGTCCAGGAGAGATCGGCCTGCTCATCCTGGAGTTGAATCACGTTCGAGGTCACCGATCCGGCAGACCGCGCTTCCGCAGCATCCACGCTGACCATTTTCCAGGTATGGGAGCCGTTCAACTGACCGGTCGTGGTATTGACCGCAGCGGTAATCGTGGGGGACTTCCCGGTGGCACCGGCCGTGGACAGCGTGCTCCCGTTCCACGACCTCGGCGCAACTACACCGTTCGCAAAGAACAGGGTGTTGTCCACTTGCGCGAAGTCGGGAACTGACCCCACTGAACTGGCTCCGAAATCAACAATAAACGTCCATCCGACCCCATCGTTGGTGCTGTACCAGAGTTCGCACTCATTCGATCCATCATCGAAGAGGCCCATCAACTGGCGTGTGAAACTTGCCCCTGTCTGACGATAGGCACGGAGCGACCGGAGCCGTGTGGCGCTGCCGCCGGTATTTGTGGTGATCGCCGAGCTATTCTGCTTGGCGTAGCCGTGGATTTTCTTGGCGCGGCCGAGTTTGTCAATCCAGAGATTCCGACTGCCGCTAGAGGAATAAATCGCGGGTAACGCGACGGAATGAATCCCTTCCTGGGTGCCGAGAAAGACGGAAAAGACTTGAGTCTGGATGGGGTACGGCATCTCGGTCCCCTCGTTCCGGTGCGATCAGGAACTGTCAGCCGCCGCTTCGAGATCCTCGATCCGCGCTATCAGTTGTTTATTCTGTGTAATCACCTCTTGGAGTCCTGCCAGCGCAACGGCGGCTAGGTCTTTTGGAGCCAGGCCTGGGTCGTGCGTCTCTGGATCTTGCCCTAACCCAAATTCAGCCCACATCTGTTGCGCGGTCGGCCCCGCGTGATATTCCGGCGGTGTCTTGCCCTCTGGAAGATCGACCGCGCAGTAACACCCCGTTTCAAGTCGGGCAATCCTGTCAAGCACTGTCCCCGTTGATCCGCGATCCGTAATGCTGCCGAGATAGTCCTTTCCGGCTTCATCTGAAGCATCAGTCCAGACCCCAGCTGCCGTCAGGGAGGCAGTGGAATTAGCACCTCCAGAACTATTATTCGACGTCTTGAACACCATAGACGAATCCGTTGATCCAGTAGTCGGATCATCGAATTTCATATCGATTCTACAGAGGAGACGGCTTGTGCCTCCTGCGTCATCCCCATAGAAATCGAACTGCCCAACGAGGTCGTTAACAGCCGGAGATGCCGAATTGTGATTGAACATTATGCGAGGACCGACATCTTCTGGAGAGTCGCTCTGCATACGGATAAATTCGGCTCCGGTCCCATTCGAGAAGATATTGAGCGCCGCATCGGTAGGCGCGCTGGACCCACCGACAAGGAGTTTCCCGTCCATTGTGCCCGTGCCGGTGACATCCAGCGTCCCACCGACATCGATATTCGTTGGGAGCCGTGCATTGGCCAGTGTGCCACTAGAAACATTTGACGCATTCAGCGTGGTCAGGTTAGCTCCAGAAAGGTCGTCAATGATGGTCGAGGAGAGTGGCCCGTTAATCTTGCCATCAGTCCCGACCAGCGCCACATTCCCGGTGCCTACGTTGATCCCCCCACCCACGTCGAGGGCAGAGGCTCCCGTGCCGCTCACCGTCAGGCCGGTAAATTGTGGACTGTCTCCGGTGCCTACCCCGATACTGGTACGGAGAGTGGCCCCACTTTCAGCCACGGGATCGGTCGACCCGTCCCCCACGATCATCTCGCTGTCGGCCAAGACCGACATGGCAGTCACCGCCCCGGTGCCGCTCCCGAGCAGGACGCCACCATCGGTCAAGGAGGTCGCGCCCGTACCGCCATAGGCCGCCGTTACAGCGGTGCCGTTCCAGACGCCCGTTGCCACCGTGCCGAGAATCGTAATCCCCGAGGAACTGCCGACATCGAGCGTCGCGGGATCGCCCGAGGCGTCACCAATGAGAATGACTCCATCTCCCAGCACCGCCGTGGCCGTAATGGCTCCCGTGCCACTGCCGAGCAAGACCCCCCCATCTGTCAGAGAAGTTGCGCCGGTTCCCCCCTTGGAGACACTGACCGCGCTACTGAGATTGCCAGGGTCGAGGTAGTAACTCCCCGTCTGTCCGTCCAGCTTGTCAGCGTCGAGATTGGCGACGACCGCCGCCCCGGAGACCACCGCAAACGGGGCATTTGTGCTGCGACTGAACGTGTGCAGCCCCGTGATCGTGTAGGCGTTCTCCTCGGTGACGACGGTATTGCCAGACAGATCAGAGTCTGTATTCGCAACTTGAATATCAGCCATACACTACGCCTCGATATAGACCAGCGCCCCATCCACCGACTGGCCACCGCTCAATTCCATGTTCAGGAGCGTGGCATCGGAAGTCTCGAACCAACCCACCGGATTGAACGGCAGCACGATAGTCTGGCCGGCTGTCGGTCCCATCTGTCCGGTCAAGGCCGTCCCATCAGCCCCGTCCTCAAACCGGATCGTGACAGCCGTACCGGTCATGGTGAAGAAGATCGCCAGCACCCGGATCTTCTTGCCGGTCACCGCCGCGACCAGGGTGTTGTTCCCACTCGTCGCCCCGTCAATCTTGGCGCGTTTGATGAGTTGCGCGTCTCGGCCGTCCTGAAAGTCTTCCTGGAGATACGCCATTAACCGCTCCTATGTGGTATGGAAATACCGATAGTCGTAGCCCGGTGCCCGGTCCCGGTTGTAGCGTGAGAGTTGCTGGATCGTGGGACCGAAGAGTTCGACTCCCAGTGCCGCGAGTGGCTGCGCGTCGTCGTCTTTCCCGATCCTGAGCATCTTCGACGCAAACTGGGCAACCGGCCCAATCGCCACGTCTGGATAAGCAAACGTGCCCCCAGCGGTGATGTCCGAGGCCGCCACCAGGCCGTAATACCGCACGGTATGCGTAGCGTTCGGGAGTGGATCCCAGTAGAAGTGTGCGCCATTCGTAAAATAGCGATGCGGCGCTCCCGTTGTTGATGAATCTACATTCAGGCTCGGATTCCTCGTCTGTGGCCCATAGTGGTCCCCCACGGGGCCGACACGCTCAAGGTCCCGGACGGGGCGACTGGTCGTGGCGTCGATGAACTGGAGCCGGTCAATCCTGATGAGGCCCGCCGGGACAGCCGTTGATTCGGTGTCCGCCGTCGTGGTCACGGTGCCGATACTGGACCCCATCGCGTTTGGATGGAGCGCCATCATCCCCTCGAGATGATCCTGGGACGCATTCAACGCCCGCAACGCAAACGTCACACTTGTTTCACCAGACTGATTCTGGAGGCCGTAGTCAAAGACTTCCATGAGGTCGAGCAGCGTCTGTCCTGTAGCCACCGCCTAATCCCCTGCGTGATGATTGACGAATTTGCTCCCAGACGAGGACCCACAGCCACTCACCTGAATCCGTGTGTGGTCCCACTGGGCAGCCCCGATGTCCTCGATAAGCTGGGTACGTGTGTCATCCCGCCGGTCGTGGTCGCGCTGCGCTTCGTCTTCGATCCGTGCCCAGTACTGCTTCCCGGAACCCCACTTGAAGCCGCTCTGCTCGTAGATGGCCGCAAGGGTGCGTTCGTCCAGCGGCACGTACGCGTGGGTAGACGTTTCGACCACCATCAGCAGGAGCCAGCCGGGCGAGAGAGGGTTCTGGATCCGTGGGCGGCGATACCACACCAGCCATCGCTGACGGATGGGATGCCAGGTGACGTCGAGGTCGGCGTGAACGTCGTGGAGTTTCTGTTGAAAGGCTTCCGGGGCGCGATGGACCCCAAACCGATTTGGATGCCAGAAATTCAGGCACTCCTCGACCGGTGGGGGCGTCTGCCTCGGCACCGGAATCGAGAAAGAGTCCTGACTCTCATGCTGGGAAGGCATCGCTAGCCAAAGACTTTAATCCCAAACTCGCGCACCCGATCATCCTTGCTCGTCTTGCAGTGTTTGGACATCCGACCTCGCGCGATATTGTAGGACTGTCTGGATTCGGGCTTGAAGTTCGTAGCCCACCCGTCCACCGGGCACTGGAGAAAGCCTTTTTCCAGGTCTTCCGTCAGACTCTCTGGAATGGGCTCGGCGGACTTCACCCATGGAGCCTTGAACACACCGGGGCCGGAATCGCGCAAGAAGAGCGAGAGCGGTTGCCGATTCCCGTCATCGTCGAAGTAGGTGCAGACTTGCCCCGCGTCCGACGACACCCCGCCGCGATGCGGATGCCCACGCGCGTCCCAGGCGTGCATCGTCGGGAAGCGTGGCGCACCACGTTTCGACATCTCCTGCCACTTCGCATGTTCAGTGAGATATCGGCTGATGATCGTTCCGACGTCCTTTACACCACGCCACGGAATCCCACGATGCTTTTCAAGCTCGCACAATTCGTAAATATCGCCCAAGAAACGTTGCACGGCCACGGGATTGACCCCCACGGGCAACTCCCCCCGCAGGGCCACGACCGGAGACTCGCCCAGGTGTTTCAGGAAGAAGGCGTTCTCTTCGAGCGAATACTTCACAGGCAGCAAAGGATCGTCCATGCGCCTCCTTAATAACTTGTATTTGTCCGAATCGGCTTCAGCACGATATGGAGCGCCCCTTCATAGGCAGAGATGGTGCCGGTGAAGTTGAGGGAAATCTGCTCTCCCTTGTCCATCTTACGGTTGGCCACCGTCGAGGTAAGGGTGGCCTGGACCGGCGTATCCGCCGTGCTGTCCAAGGCAAACGTCGAACTTAACGCCGTCGTGAGACTCGCGGCAGCCGTCCCGGAGGCCGAGATCCCCACATCGAGCGTGCTGCTGCTTGCGCCGACAATGCTGTGCGTTTCCCGCACATCCACGATCTGGTAGTCCTGATCAGCCACGAAAATCTGACAGTCTGCGGCTTCTCCGGCCGAAATGGTGTACGGAATATGCACGGCTGCGAGGCGAGCAATGGCCTTGATTCCCATGATTCCTACTTTCTGGCGAAGTGACGGGGGAGGAACGACCCTCCCCCCACCTACTCAGGTTTACGATTCGGCGACGTCTTCGATCTTCGCGCCGGCTGCGGGGTTGTCGCTCAGCAACTGGCCCTGCCAGTACCACGCCACCTCGAAGGTCGCGTTGGAGGTCTGACGGAAGAACGGCGTCCCGTCGAACACTTCCGACACCGGTCGAGGCACGGCGTTCTCCCCGTGACCGATGTAGAAATGCTTGGTGTCCATCCCGATGATGGTATTCGCCGCGAAGTACGGCTCGACATGCCACGGATTGCCGCTGAAGCGGTAAACGGTGCGACCATCGCCCCCGTCCTTCCCCTTCTGCTGCGACCCGCCCTGGCGGCCCACTCCGGCCCCGCCGTCAAACGCTTTCGGTGACCCCATGGCGAAGTAGGTGTCCTCGCGCAGGAGTTCGTGATAGCGCCGAATGATGGCGAGATTGGAGATGTAGGCGTTCAGGCTGCCGCCGCCCTTTTCACGGACGGAATCCTCAAGCTGCATGAGGAGGTCTTCCGTGAGCGCACGGTTGGTGCCGCTGTTCGAGAGTACGACGGACTCCCAGAACTCGTTCCCCGCCGTACTGCGGTTGATGTTGCCAAAGTTCCCCGAGGGAGGATTGGCGTCATCAATGATGCCGAGCAGACCATCGGTGTGGTAAATCGCCCCGGATTTCGTCGTATTCTCGATACAGAAGAAATCCCCGGCCGCGGTGCCGCTGGGCGCGGATCCACTGATGGTAATGGTCCGATTCGGCACATCAACAGCCGACACGGTCCTGGACGCGGCGAGATCGGCGTCATTGTCCGAGGCGTCGATCAGATCCACGGTCATCCCGAGGTCCACGCTGGGGAGCGCGTCCACGGTAATCGTGGTCTGATTGTCTGCCGCAGGCATGATCGCCAGCTTCCCGAGACCGTCCGAGATCAAGTCGGCGTTGATGAACTTCAGGATACGTCGCCGGAAGCCGCCCTCCATCATCTTCAGGGCGGTCTGGAACGCAAACTTCGAGTTCCTCGCGTCCTGAATGAGCTTCCAGGACATGTTGTACAGCCCCGCAAATTCCTGGAGGCTGAACGACGCCTCGGTCGTGTCGGGATTGATGTTGGAGGGCAGCGCCCCGCCTTCCGCCAATCCGGTCCACGCCCCAGGGTTCTTCACCATGATGGGCATCAAGAACTGCCCGCGGCCACCAAGGGGTTTCTTCATCTTCTGGAACATGTTCCAGCAGACGACCTCCTGGTTGACGAGGTACAGGACCTGATCCACCCCGTAGGTGTACTTCAGGGCTTCAATGACATCGGTGGTGCTGGCCATTATCGACGGTCTCCTTCATGGGAGACACGCATCTCATTCAGACTGACCGGGATTGAGCATTGGCCACAATTCGTTCGTCCGTTCTTCAGGCGTTTTGTAGCCACCGGTCTTCCCGCTGGTCGGTGAGACTTCCCCGCCCCTCGATGGGAACGGGTACGACTTAGCCGACGCGGCGGTTTTCCGGTCTGCATCCCGCACAGTTTTCTGGAGCGCCTCCCAGCGTGCGCGTACCATCTCTGGATACTGCTCCGCGAGGGGTTCACCCTCATGAGAGTAAAAGACGTCACGCATCCACGTATGGACGGTCTCGTTGTTGGGAAGCCCCTGATCCTCGAGGACTTTCAGAAGCCGGGCATTGAGGTCCTTCTCGGCTTGCTTGCCTTGCGCCGTCCCCACCGAGTCATTTAATGACTGGTATTGACGGTTGAGGTTGGAAATGACGTGGTCGCGCTGCTGGATCGCCTGGTTGAGCGGGGTAATCCCGTCATTGACCATCCGTTCCATGAGTTGCGCGATTGTGGCACCATCAACATACGGCATGTTCCGTAGTTGATCCAGCATTGTTTGCTGCGCCTGCTGCGGTTGCTGCTGCTGCTGCTGCTGCGCGTGCTGTTGCTGGGCTTGGCGTGCGTACTGCTGGGCCTGCAACTGCTGTGCGTACTGCTGCAACTGCGACGTTTGCTGCGAACGCTGGGATTCCCACTGTTTCCGTTCTTCGGCAAGAGCTTGTGTTTTCCTCGTGTACTCAGCCTGAGCATCCGCGGGCCAGGACCCGGTTGATTCTGATGCGTCTCCTGTGTCTGCTGTTTCTGATGAGGCCCCGTCACTCTCGGGGGCTGCGATTCCTTCGTCGTCCTCTGCCATTACACTCTCCTCGGTCGAATGGGCTGCGAGTACCCGCGCGGGTGTTCATCTGCCGATGAATCCGTGCCGGCGTGTTCGCGTCCCGTGTTCTCCCCAGTAAACGTCGGGCAGTGTCATCAGTATAGGAACCCATCGAACGACTGTCAACTCAGAGCCGCACGGGCTCCTACGCGGCGTCCGGTCATTTACGTTTCGCGCGTCGTCCCTCGTTGAGTGAGATTGCGATGGCCTGCGCGGGCTTCGTCACGGTGTGCCCGCTGGACGATTGAAGGTCCCCCCGCTTGAACTCCTCCATCACCCGTGCGACCTTCTTCTGATCGACTGTGCGTCGGGAGACGGTCGCCCCTCCCATTGTCGGGTAGGGCTTCCGACGAACCGTCACTGAGGACGCCCCATCCCGGACTGCTGGGCCATGGCCTGCTGGAGCGCCGCTGGGGCATCCGAGGCGATTTGCTGACTGGCCTTCATCTGCTCCATGGCCATATCGATGGCCTCGGCGGCGGCCTTCGCGGCAGCTTGCTGCGCGGCCTGTGCCACGGCACTCTGAATCTGCTGTGCCTGCATCCCGTCATCGCGTCGTGCCGAAGCGTCCACCAGATTCTGGCGGCATTTGTTCCAGAAATTCACGAAACTCTGCTGGATCTGCGGGGAGGCCGCCAACCACTCGGTGGTCGCCATTTCCGCCTCGAGTTCGTCCATGATTACCCGCAGATTCCAGAACGGCATCGGAATATGCTCGGGGAGCACTTCTCCCTGCCACAACCGCTCCACGAGAGACTGTGCGAGTTTCCGGTACTGGGCTTCCCGGTCTTCTCGACCCACCTCCCCCATGGAGAGATCAGCGGCAATCTTCTCCTTGTCAATCCGTCCGGTGCGCTCATCCATGTAGAGCACGGCAAGCGGCGACTGGAGGTGTTCGCGGATACGTGCCTCACGGAGGGCGCGAAATTCCGGGATCAGGCTCCCCCGCTCGACCGTGATGGAGTAATCGGTCCCGGATCGGAGAATATCGGAGGTCTGGAAGATGAACACCTCATCCTTCATGCTGTTATCGGTGTAATGCAGCGTGCGGAAGGCCGGGTAGTACTGTTTGACCCGGTTCATCCGCATTTCCTTGACTTTGCTCATCCGCTGCCCGATATGCTGGTAGAGATTCCCCCACTGGCTGTCAAGCATCTCCTGGAGCATCGGCACGGCCATCGGGCCACGTAATTGCCCGGGGAACTTCTGTTCCTGGAAGAGATCGACCCCACCCGCGATTTCCCGCATCAATTTCAGGATGAGGTCGATGGACGGCATGTACCAGGACGGCAGTTGGGGCGGATCCCGCCGCTGCACCATTTTTATGCCGGCATCGGTCAACCCGCCCTCGATCGGGGCGGGATAGTCGGCGGCCACATCCTCGTTCTTAAGCGTCGGCCCGAGGAGTTCATTGGCGTATAGCGAGGCATTTGCCTGCTCCCCGAGTTGGGAGAGGCGCTTATTGAGGAATCGCTGCGGCGCAATCAGATCGGAGATGTAATCCGTCCCCCAGAAGCTCGTTGTCGTCGGGGACCAGTGAAAATCGATGAGGGGGATGGATTCGTAGGGATTATCACCATCGTGGAGGACTTGCTCCCCCGGCAGAAACACCGTGTACTTCCCGCGCGGATGTTTGTCCGACACGGGCTGAAACCGCTCGACCACCACGGCCATATCGGGATCATTGGTCGTCCGGGTGCCCTGAATGCGCGGAATCAGGTCCTGGAGGTGTACGGAGCCGGTGGGGTCGCCGAATTGCTTCACATCGGTCGAGAGAATCCGCACTTCGGACGCATCCTTCACATTCTGGATGGCATCGGCGTTCAGGTCGTAATTCGCCTCGATCCAGCCGAGCGTGCGGATTTTCGCGATATAGACGGCCTGATCGGGCGCGAGATCGTCTACCGAGCGCACCGAGGCGTCGATAAAGACCTGGAGCGGGCTGATCACCTCGCTGCCGACGTCCCCGGCCAAGACCATCTCCTCGACGACGACGAATCGCTCTTTTGGGCCGCCCTGATTGAGAACCTCTTGCCGGATGGACTCCGGGACGATCTCCTGGGTCTGCAAATCGGTCCAGAGCAGTTCATTCGTCTCTGGATCGAACTGGGGCATCGGTTCCATGGTCGCATCCTTGACCCACGGCACATATTCAAACGCGACCCCGCCCACAGCCATCCACCAGAGCAATTCCCACGTCCGCGAGTGCTGATCGAGCTTCTCATCGAGTGCGCGGATGAGTTTATCGACCACCTGAGCCTTGGCGACCGATTTCGGGTCCTGTTTGTCGGATCGGGCCTTGAACACGGGAGCCACGCTGCTGAGACGCCCCATCATCTTGTAGAGCATCTGGGCGGCGACGTTAAACACGAGATAGAGCTTGTTCGGGTCGCGCTTTCGGGTAAAAAAGACCCGATCCTGGCTCCCCACCCAGTGTTCGCCGGAGACGAATGACAGATTGGTCAGGATGCGGATTTCGACCGACCCCACATTCCGCGCTTTCTGTGCGCGGAGACGGTCGTAGTCATCCGTGTACTCGGCGATAATCTCGTCTTGGTCGGCCATGGGTCCTTACCCCAGACCTCGTCGCTGCACGGTCGGACGAGAGGGAAGGTTCAGGGACGACGGGCGACGACCGACGAGTGGAGGTGGGGCGATCTGTGCTCCGCCCGGCATGCCCCCCGGTCCAGCCCTCGCGGCCCCGAGATTCGGCCGAGGTTGAGGTCGGCCCACGGCTGCTGGAACACGCATTCCTGGTGGGCCTCCGGTGGGGGCTGTTGGGCCGGATGTGGGCCGACTGAACGGCGCTGGCGGAAGTCCTCCGGCGAGTCCTCCGGGTGGTCCTCCTCCGGGAAGTCCTCCGGGAAGTCCTCCGGGTTGACCCGGACCGCCCGGTTGTTCGACCCGTTCCCCACCGGGGATAGACTGATTGATCACCTCCAGGGCTTGCATGGCCTCTTCATCGTAAGACGCGATGACTTGCAATGTCCCGCCACTCGGAAGTCGATATAACAGTTCTGGCATTACTGGGCTCCTAAATGTACGTCAGGTTGCGTTTCGAGACGACTCAGTACTGCGGACGGGGAGAGATCGGTCTCCTTATCGGGCTGCTGGAGGTGGCTCATCACCAGCCGCTCCAGGGAATCCATCCGGTCCCGGAGCACTGGGAGATCGATCGCCGCGGGCGAAGGCACGTTGAGCCACCTCTGCAAACGTCTGCGGATCCGGTCCAGCATGGGTGAGACTCTCCTTGTAGAGGGTGGTCAGGGAGCGGCTGTCGGTCTTCCCGTTCGGCGTCCGGCAGGTTAGCGAGAGGATCCGCATCACAAAGTTGAGCGCCGCCTCGTTGGCCTGGAGTTGCTGCTCAAGTCGGGAGACGCGCTCGACGAGATCCGCCATCACGCATCTCCCAGATGCGCATCGGCAGGGGCGCGGTGCGCTTTTTTTCGGACACCTGACCCGAGCCACTGCACCGACCCCATGGGCGGCTGCAGGATCGCGTGAGACGGGCGCGTGCGTGCGCGGGGGTGACGGGAGAGCACATGCTCCACGCAGTCGAGCGTATGGTCGTTCACTTTGAGGCGCTCGTAGCGTCCGGCGGCGGTCGCGTGGTCGGGCCACCGGGCATATTCCAACTCGTAGGGCACCATCGAGAGCCACGGGGCGAGGCGAATCTGGTCATGCTGGAAATACTGACGCGCGGCTTCGGTGCGGACCTCGCGGCCCTGGGCATTCGCCAGCAAATGGACTCCGTGGTGGAGACATTCCCGCTTGAACTGGCTGTTACTGTCCACCCAGGCAATGGGGCGCGTGCGCCAGAGGGCGGCCATGCGGATGAGGCTGTTGCACCACCGCACGATGGAGCCATCGTCGTCGAGTTCCGGGGTGTTGGCCACATAGCGGTAGTTCGTCAACTCGTCGAGCAGATACGCCCGCCCCTCGGGAGACACCCCCACGACCACGGCGGCGCAGTAGGTGCCGGTATCGGCCCCGATCTCGATCTGCCAGTCGTCGGGGACGCGCGCATTCTCCCGCACCGCGCCCTGGCCGTCATGCCGCCAGAAGCGAGGCTCGTTCTCGAGGGTCATGGCGCGCTCCCCCCGCTGATAGTTATACACCCGTCCGACGTAAGTACCCAGTTTCCCGAGGTAGGCAATCGAAAATTTCTCACGGGTGAGGAGATGCCGGTCGCGGTCCATCGCCTCCTGATTGAAACTGTAGGGGTTCGCCTGCGCGGGAATCCCGCAGTGGCAGACCCAGTCGGGGAAATCCTGATGTCCGTGCCCGTGATCATGAAAGACCTGCACCCACGGCCGGTCGGGGGTGGTGGGAAAGACCGCATAGCCTTTGCGGACCCGCAGGTTCTGCGAGACGGACGTGAAGCATTCGATCCCCGGCAGTTGATACGCCTCACAGTAGATGTAGGCGTCCACTTCCTTGCCCTTGAGCGACTCGGCGCGCTCCCAACTGCGGGCCTCGAACCGTGCGCCGTTGTCCAGTTCCAGCCACAACCGGCCGTCCTTCGGGCGATTCTGGAGAGAGGTGTATTTCTGATTCAACCCCCGCTCGGAGCAGAGGGCTTCGAGGAGGTAGTCGAACTCCGGGGCGCACATGTCGTACTCGTTCCCGACGAGATACACCGTGGCGTGCGGCACCGCCCCGAACGCCGCCCCCCAGAGACCGGCCCCGGCAGATTTGCCCGATTTGTACGCCCCCAACTCCGCCACAACCTTCGCACGCCCCTCCGGGCGGGGAATCTGCCGCAGCCAGACACAGGTGCCGTCAGGACGGCGGACATACACCGCCTGCGGGGTTGCCTCGTCAACAATCTCCTCCGTGAGGGTGTAGCCGTCCGTCGTCGCCCACCAGGCGGCCTGATGGACAAACGGCACGAAGTCCATCTGACGGCACACGAACGTCCGAAACTCCGAGATCAGCCGGTCGCGCAACGCCACGGGCACGGGGGTGACAGGCATCGGTCAGAACGGGGGAGGCCGGAGCCTGGGGGAGTTCCCAGACCCCGATTGTGAGTCACCGAGCGGGCCAGCACCCGGACATGCGTCTCCGGGGTGGCCGAAGATGCTCGTCCCCTCACCTCCCCCAACCCTTATTGCGGCGTGGCCTCCTCGGTGTCGAATCGCGCCAGCAGGTCGTGATAAAACCGTGCGAGCGGACTCTCCTGCCCGGCCATCCCCGCCACCTTGGCCTCCAGCGCCGACCGGCAGGTGTCCGCCTTCAACTTCGACGCCCCGTCACACGCCGCGTAATTCGTCGTCCACAAGAAATACGCCATCTCATTGTAATGCTTCCGCAAAGACACATCGAGCCGCTGGTCGTCCCCCAGCTTGTGCCACGGCACCCCCCCACTCTGCGCCTCGATCGCCGCCAGGACCGATGGCTGCATCGGCCACGCCTCCTCGCACTGGAGTAGAAGATCCTCCGCCACCCCCGACGCACAGAAATACGGCACGACCTCCGCCACAGGTGCCCCCGACAGCACCATCGCCGCAAAGTCCACCGCCTCCCGCGACGATAATCGACGCGCCTCAGTCACGGACCCGCACCGTCCGCCCCTGCTGCGGAAACGTCACCGTCACCTCACACCCACACGCCTCCGCATATCGTAAAAACCACCGCATCGTACTCGTCCCCCCTACCCCACGCTTCTTGTAAAAATACTGATACATCGTCCCCGGACGGGTCCCCAACTTCACACACACCGCCGCAATCGTCAGCCCCGCCCGCGACCGCATCTCCTGCAACAATGCCGCAAATCCCGCCGGATCCGCGCCCAACGCATACGTCATCACCGCCGACGCCTCATCACGACGACGACCAATGGGAGAAAGCCCTGTCATAGTCACTCAGTCTACCCTCTGGTCAGACGGTGAGTCAATCCCCCCACGTTTTGTAAGGAGGGATAAGGAGTCTACAATGAAGTGTCATACCCCCCTCCCCCCCCCGGCCTGCGGCTGCCTGCGCGCGCGAGGGTTTAGGTTATCAGACCTAACGACTCTCGGTCATTCGACCAAGTCTGAATCTAGGGCATTCACCCCACATACGCTTCGGTCAAACGACCAAGCGTCAACGCTTCTCACCTCTTAGGTCAGTTGACCTATAGCTGTCAACGGTTTGACAAGACCTTGTGCGCTCGAGCCTGCTATGGCAGCTGACCTATTCCATGGGGCCGAACGATTATTGTATATTATAGGGTTCGAGTGTGGTATAGTCGGTCAATGAGGTTTCACGCGGAACGCGGACAATATCTACACCAAGTGGAGTGTACGCCATGACACACGCCAGACACACGCACCAAGTGATCTTCGGGCGGCGAGTCGACGGCTGTCCGCGCTGCGCGGAACTTGACGCGGGAGCGCCCCCTATCGTATGGGCGAGCACCAGACGGGCCGAGGAGGAGGAGCGCTTCAGGCGTGCCCTAAAAGATCATGACTGTAAGGCCCGCGGCTGCGGGCCGATCTGCACCTTCGGCGACTGGTGAAAGAGGGAGGAAAGGAAAACCATGGCGACTACTCGGAAGTACTGGGCACAGATGGCGAAGAACGATGAAGCGCTGCTCACGGCCCTAGCAGATAGACGTCCAATCATGATTGGAACCTGGCAGGCAAAAAAAACCGACCTCCTGACGGCGACTGGTGAACGAATCTACGATCTACTCCCACTCGCTGGCGATCTGTGGGCGATCGCGGGTCCAGATGGACTAGACCCGACAACAGTCGCTATCAAGGCCGCTGACGATCTGCCGGAGGGATATCGGTGGATTGAAGACGACGAATGGGAAAATGCGGTCCGCGAAAGAGAGTATCGGATCGACCCGCACAGTCGATAGACGCAACCTGATGGTGGAGTGTACGCACGACAGGATGTCACGATGAGATGGAAGGCGCTTAAACACCTTACCGCAACCAGGAGGGCACAAATGGCGAATGACTACACCACTAACGAACACGGCCTTATTGACAGCCCAGGTAAATTCGAGGGCGAGCCGGACTATGTGCCCCACCTGTGGGAGGCAGTGCTGGCAGGTGGGTCTGATCCCGTCGATGCTGATGACGTGAACGGCTCAATGGAAGTGGTCACACTCACGGACGAGGACAAGCGGCGCTTTCCGGCACTATCCGGATTTTACCAGGCGCTACTCTGGGAGGATACTGCGGGATTCGTGTATTGCGACCTAATGCGATCGGCAGACTGGCGCGCGTGACTGATCGTGACTGATGGTGATGGGCCTGGGGCTGCGACCTTGGGCTAAACCGCAGGCCTAGTCCAAAGCCTAGGCAGGTGGGAGGAGACAAAACCATGCACGGCATCCCCCTACTAGGAGGCAACAGATAATGTCGCACCACTACAGAGGTAGCGCCGGTGAAACTCGTGCGGAACATCTCGACGCGCCGGATCCCGACAGAGACCGTCAGGACCCGGATCCGGACAGAGACCGCGACGAAATCATCCGGCGACCGGCGGACGACGACGACGACATCGACGACGACAACTCGGGTGGTCCCTTTTCCGAGGTCTGGGAGGCCGAGCGGGAACGCGAGCAGCTCGCGCGGGTCGGGGCGGCGCTCGACACCC